AGGACTCGAACCTCCACGTAGCGGTTAGCAATAGGACAAGTTGTGCACAATGGTGGTCAACCCGCTATCCTAAAGTTTATTCCTTTATCTACACCCTCGAGACAGGAGGGCATGTCTGCCAGTTTCATCACCCTACATTACTAGCTTGCTCTCTCTTTGAGTTTAAGCCATCTAACCTTCTTTGTATATCACGTTGAGATACAATGATGTTAAACTTCTTTCTAAGTATTCTTTGAGTCTTATTCAGTCCTGTACCGCTATTAGCGTGCATGTCTGATACAGCGTTTACTATTTGCTGCTCTTGTTCTGTTAGTTTACTCTTCATGTTTAAATCTAGGTTGAGTGTAACCGCATTGGGCTATCTGTTCCAAAGATATAATTTTTATTTCACATCCTTGTGATTTTTGATTATCAGACTTTAGTCTTGTCATCAAGTTTGCATTATACCTAGAATCGTTTAGCAGCTCTAATGTGTTTCCTATACAAACTTCTCTTGTGGTTTTTTTGTATGGTTTATTTATTAGAACTTTCTCCCCTTTGCGTTTACCGTAATACCTTACTTCGTAAGTAACCTTGTTAAAACATATAGGCATTTTATACATTCAATACCTCCTTAATGTTTTCTATCTTTTGGTTAAGCTGTTTATTACGAGAGATTAATACTCTGCATGTTTCAGTAAGCTCTGCATAATTCTGCCCACTAATACTGTAGTCTTCTCCTTTCTCTCCGTACAGCTCAAACCTACAATACTCAGCTAGCTTGTTATATAATTCAACACTATCTTTTTCCATGCATAAAGTTTCTTCATACACTTTAACGTAGTGAATTATTGTTGCGTGGTGTTTACCAAACATCTTACCTATTTGACTTAAAGTAAATTTAAAGTAATCATGTATAACTGAAGCAATAACTATGTTTGTGTTGACCATAGCTCTTTTTCTGCTGTCTACTATACTAGAGTCTATACTCATGTGTAAGTATGCTCTTGAAAACACATTACTTAAAATAGTTTTGTTAAGCTCACTTATATTCAGGGAATGAATTTTCTGCAAATTCGGTGTCCAAGGTTTTAATTTTATTGTAGATTTCTTTTGTTTCTCCATGCGCTTTTTCTTTATCTTTTTTTGTACTATCTATACCTAAGTTACTTTGCAGTATAGCGTTCTTGTGTAATAACTTGTCTATTTTACTCCTGGTCTTCTTGTTCGTGTAGTAAGGAGATAAACTTTGATTTTTCTTGGTAGCCATATATTCCTACGTTATTTATTTTAGCACGAGCTGGTATCATTTCATTAAAATACAACCATGCATTGATTAGTTTTATGTTGTTGTTTTTATCTATTGTCTTGATAATAGTTTTCTTTCTTTTATACCAGATAGGATGACCTTCTAGCATGTCTAAATCATCAAGAGTAGCCCTACTAACGTCGTAGAGCTCTCCTGATATATTAGTTAAAGAAAACGATTCAGACACGTATGGAATACCATCTTCGTACATTATATACCTATCTTTAGTAAGTCCTGTACCTATGTATTTACTACCTGCTAGTAGTCTATGGTTTCCATGTGCTCTTTTCAGAGTTCCGTATACAAATACTGTTTCCAATTAAAATTTGATTATGTTGTTAAATGCAGTGTACATGTCTTGCACACCATCTTGGTCCATCTTTCTAAACGATTGTATATTAGCTATACCATTCTGATATGCTATTCTACTGTCGTCCATTCCTGTAACAAAGTCTACAACCACTACGTCGTATGGAGCTTTCTTTTCTATAAAAGCAAAGTAAAACTTATGAGCTTTAAGTCCGTCAAGATAGAACGCTGCTTGTATCCCATACTTAAAGTTCTTTATGCTTTCTGCTATAGCTTCTATGTCTATACTTTTACATGTCTTTATATCAACTATGTAATTTTCTTTAGGGTCATAGTAATCTACTTTAGCTTTACATTTTACACCTTCAAGCTCAAATAACTTTATAACTTCTCTTTCACCACCCTCATGTACTAACTTACTGTATATAGGATGTCTGCTTAAGCTTTCCTGCATACCTAGCAACATGTTCTCACTCTTACCTGGTAGGTGGTTAGGTACGTCTTGATTCTGTTCTTTCCATTCTGCTATATACTCTTTACCTGCTTTGGTTCTTTTATCCATAGCTGGCTCAAATGCATATAACTTCTTGTACTCTTCAGGTTCAAGCATCATAGCATGGAACGCAGACCCTACTAAGAACGCTTCACTCTCTATGTTTTGTGACATAGCAAAATCAAACTGCTTCTTGCTCCCTTGTAGAGCCTGCTTTACCATACTAGCTGATATATACTCTTTATCATCAAAGTAATTATCGTCTGTAATTATTCCGTTGTTCTCTAACATAACACATACTTTGCTACGTTAGTCATCTTTTTGCTACCATCTTTGTTAGTCCACCTGGTAGCCACTCGTGCATTTTCTGTGTTTATCTTTACTCCGTCTGCTTTTAGTAAAAAGATAGATGCTGATAGCCTTGTATTACCAAGGTCTCTAATAGCTTCTAATGAGGTTATACTCTTGTACTCTTGTAAGTACTTCAATAGTCTTGACTTATGTGTTTCTTTTTTCATTTTTTAAAACTTTAATGATTACTCCTGCTCTTTCTTTATCTACAACATACCCTGTAAAGTGTGGTATGAGGTTATGTATGTCATCATCCTCTATCCATTCGTTCTTAACCATAAGGTCTTGAACTGTTTGGGCTGGGTTGATGTAATCAAACTTTCTCTTACTGTCTCGTATAAAGTAGAATGATACTGTGTATGGTTTTTCTAAACCTTCTGTAAGTTTTAGGAACTTATCTTTCTTTTCCAGGTAAAACTTCTTTGTGTTTTTTATATACTCTCTTGTCGTCTTGCTGTTTATCAGGTATTTACCTGTCCACTGTTTACTGTTTTTGCTTGACGGTACGTTAAAGGGTATGTATATTTCATCCTTTCTCATGCGGGTCTGGTATGTATAAGTGAAATGTTTGAGCTGCCCATTGCTTTACTTTCTCGATAATATCTAACATGTCTTTGTTAGATAGCTTGGTAGTGCTTTCTGTTGTGTCGTACCATTCATTGTCAACCTCTATCTTCTTCTTAAGAAATGTTTGTTTCAATAGCTCGTGAGTTTCTTCTTTAGTATATCCTGTGTAGTCGGATATAATCTTTACTACTACTCCCCAATAATATTGATTCAATTGATTGCTTCTTTTAGGTTTGTACTCTGATACAGTAACTTGTACAGTCTTATCTTCGTATCTAGCAATGTCTTGGTCAAGACGCTCTCTGTTTCCAAAGTGCATCTTTCCCTTAACAACTTTAGCTATGTGTATAAGCTTCATAGTAAAGCAAGGGTTTTTACACCCCTGCAATTACATTTAGAATGGCATGCTATCGTCAGCAACACCACCTGTACTAGCGTTTAAGAACGCTTCATGAGCAGCTCTATATGCTGCAGAGTCTGATGGACTTAACGGTTTGTTATGTCTGTTTTGGTCAAACGTAAGGTTACTACCTTCTGGTCCTGACATTTTGTAATCCATTACAGATTTAATTACAGGCTCTCCTGTATCTTTGTCGTTAGTCCAATACTCACGTTTACCAAGTATAACTTCAATAACACTACCTACAGCTTCTTTACATGCGATAGGTGGATTACTAAATGTTGTAGCGCCTGCTGACATCAAGAAACGTTTGAATATTTTCATACGAATATCTTTTGCAGCTTCTGAAGTGCTGTCATCTGCACCACTCATCTTTAGGTATGCAATACCAGATTTGTTTGCTACCTTAAACTCTGTATAAGGAATACCCGTATACCCTTCTCTTTGCTCTGAAGATTTTACTTCCATAACTTTTACTTTATGGACACCCTCTTTCAAGTAACTCTGTTGAGCTGTTACTTCTACTTGTTCTAAATTCTTAAACATTTGTTTTGATTTAAAGATTAGTTATAATACTCTTCGCACTTTTCTATGACCTGTGCAAGGTCGTTATCTACATACAGTTCTTCAAACATTCCCATCGGACTCTTAGCTGAGTCTTTCCCTGAAGATTGTGTTCTAAACCTATACTTTGCTTGTTCTTCACCGTAGTGATTATCTGTAAACAGACAGCATACAAACTCTTTTTCTACACGCTTCTTCCAACGGTTACCATCAACAGCTACAAATCTTTCTTGTACTCCGTCTTCACCGTCATAAGCTCCGTCAATAGCTAAGAACACTACATACTTATCAGTATTCTTACTCATGTTAAGGATTCTATCTATCTCTTTGTTGTAGAATGACCAAACATCAAAGCCTTTAAACCTGATGTCTGCTTCTCTGTATATCATTTCTACCAAGCTGGTAAATGATTCTACTACAATAGTATCTATATCCTTTGACTTAACTGCTTTATCAAAAGCTGTATTGAATGTATTCAAGTCAGGAACTGGTACGTTCTTGAATTCTTTCGCTCCTTTGAACGGAAGTTGTTTTCTTTCTGTGTTTAGTACAGCTGTTGTGTGTGGATTTAGATTCCTCAACGATGTTGATTTACCTGACCCACTCTTGCCTACTACAATAATATTTGGTTTCATTTGTCTTTGGTTTTTAAACGTTTATACTCATCCATACTATAGGTCTTAGTCTTTTTGTCTGATGCACAAACAAACTTCATAAAACCTCGTAGCATGATGTTTTCTTTATTCTTCATTCTCTCATCTATATTCCTGAAAGTCTTATTAACAACCTCTTTGATAAGCTTTTTAGAGAACGGAAGCTCTGCAGCTACCTTGTTTACTATGTCTTCGGGTTTTTTCATGGTTTAGTAAAGATAATAAATTAATTGTTATCAACAAAACTATTGTAAGAATTGTCGTCGTTTATCTCTTCAAACTTGGTTAGATAATTTATCCACTTTAGCCATTTGCTACCTATACCAATGTTTCTACCCTTAGCAAATATAATCTCTGCTTTACCTTCTGTTGTTTGCCCGTTAGCGTCTCCATCAAAACCATAGTATTCAGGTCTATATACAAACACTACAGCGTCAGCAGCCTGTTCTATCTCGCCAGATTCTCTAAGGTTTGACAGCATAGGCCTGCACCCTTCATTACGTTCGACACCTCTTGATAATTGCGACAGAGCTATAATAGTAATGTTAAGCTCTTTGGCAATATTCTTAAGGGAACGTGCAATGACGGATACCTCTTGCTCACGACTCCTACCTTTGACCATGTTACTTACCAGCTGAAGATAATCTATCATAACAAGCTTGACTTCTTTAGTAATTACATACTGTCTAATCTTGTTAATCAAATATCTAAGGCTAGTGTTGCTGCATTCGTCAATAAATAGAGGTATATTCTCTAGATGCCCCGTTGCTTTATGGATTACCCCCCACTCATCTGACGTAAGCGTACCTTTAATCAAGTATCTATTGTCAATGTGAGTTTCACCACTAAGGATTCTTGATACAAGTTGTGGTACAGACATCTCATAAGAGAATACAACGCTATTATGACCTTCTTCTGCAGCGTTTTTAGCAAGAGCAAGGGCAAACGACGTTTTACCCATAGAAGATGCACCACCGACGATAATAAGGTCTTGTGGTTGCCACCCACCAGTAAACTTGTCGATAGATGCAAAGCCTGAAGTAATTCCAGAGATGCCAGATGATAGTGAATTCTTTTCAATAACCTTGATAGTATCACGCAAATGCTCACGCAATTCTACAATAGAACCCTGCTCAGTCTTAGCAAGGTCAATCATAGTTTTTTCGATACTCTGTATGTTATCTTCTACTTCTTTATCATCAATTGTAGCTAGTACACTTTGACATAACTGTTTTACTGCAACTTTCTTTGAGATGTTTTTAAGGTAGTTAATGCATGTAATAGTCTCGTGCATGAATGAATCATTATCGTTCATACAACTAGCCAATACAAAGTCAACTCCTTTAATAAACCCTCGCAAATCGTTAGAAGCTTTTAGTAAATCAAACTTATTACCTGCCTGATACGCTTCATCCAACCACATATATACTTGTTTGTAGTCTGGGTCAGCGAATAGTACTGGTGATAGCAGCTCATGGTGATTGTAATAGTCTTGCTTATTATATATAAGCTTACTGATGAGAATCTTCTCTACGTTATCGTTCATCTCTTTGCTGTGTGTTTGTTCTTGGTGGTAAGTAATTAGTACCTCCTACATACTCATCATCGTACCGTGCATGTTTAATCCAACGTTCTGCGTGCTGGAACTCAGGTACGAATCTACCTCGCCTTTCTTCGCTAGCCTTATACTTAATCTGTATATCTAGCGCTGACATAATTTTGTCTACGAGTTCTTTTGGTGGCCGCAGCTTCATCCATTCAAACTTAGCTCTCTTCTTACCTATCCTAATTGGATAAGCTTTCCAGAATACCTCGAATGTTTTCTCAAGTCTGTTGCGGTCATCTGTTGTCATACGAATTGTTTTCTTATTGAATAGCTTCTTAGCTTTTGTAGTAGCTGAAGCTTCATACATATTTAAACTTATGTATCCATAGTAACTCAACTCTGTATAACAAATCTCTAACTGTTCATCAGAGAATCCATATACGCTTTGTAAAGCGTTAGACTCCCTGGATGTCTCGTTTGTAGACACCAAGAAATCTAACACTACCAAAGACAATAATGAAAACTCTAAATCTAAATCTTCGTATGCACATATTAATGCATCTACGCAATTTGTTAGTTTAGGCATCCAGTTTCTTTCATGTGGTTTACAATAAGCTCAAGAGCTTTAGTTGTAATCTTACTACTATTACCGTATAGGTAATCTACTTCAGATACTTCACCTGAATGTGTAAGGTAGTTCGTTAACCCATTGAATAAACCGTAAGCTGTAGAGCCTTTCTTAGTCATTTCTTTTATAACTGCTGTTTCAATTAGCTCTCTACGTTTAAAGTGAACCGAAGTCTTACGTTTTAAGTTGCTGTCAGATATTAAATCCATAACTTTCTGTGTTATAGTAGATTCATATCCAACCTGCACGTTCTGCATCTTCTTCATTAGAGATGATACACCAAGCAGGTTAGTCTTAATAAGATTATCTAGACTCTTATTGTTTTGTAAGTCTTCAATCTTTTTAGTGTGCTTGATTACGTGGTTGTTCTCTTTGTCTTGCATTAGTAAGCCGAACATATTAGAACAACTATGTATCATGTTGGATATACCAAACGTAAGACGAAGGCTACCATCATGAGATGATAAAGCATATACAAAAGAATCAGCTTGCTCTTGACCCCAATCTGTCTGCATGTTATACTTAATAAAGAAATAAACCTTTCTACCTTTATCAAATGTACCACCTCTAGACTGAGACAAGTCATAGTTATCTTTACCTATCTTATCCAAGACAAGGTCAAGTAAGTCTGTGTTTTGCTTAACTGTATATCTACTACGCACTGGACCTAAAGCTTCTTTAGTTGTATCATTTACTGTGCAATAAAACTCTGTACTGTTGTAGTCATCACCATACTTAGTATTATATAAGTGTAGCTTACGCTTACTCACATTGAAGTCTAACTTATTGTAAAATAAAAAAGTATCCCTTTCTATTCTATCTTCTGCTGTAATTACTGTTGCCATCTTGAAATTGCTATACCGTTATGTGTACTACCCGTCCTTCGGGTTTTCACGTTACTATAATGATTACTTTGGTAAAAATTACCACGTAATCCTGCTTCGCCAAACATTAGTACATCTATACTATCTGTTACGAACTTTTGTTCTTTCTTTTTGGTTTGTTTTTTCATTGGTTTTCCTCCTTGTCTAATTTTAATTGTTCTCCTAATAATAACTCTTCATGCATTTGTCTGTCTATTGCGTTTTGTTTTTCTGCTTGCACAATAATTTGTTCTACATGGTAGTCTTGATATAGGCTAGATAATTTAGCCTCTTGCTGTTTGATAAGAAAGTCTTTGTAATAACCCATAAGTAGTTGGTTTTTAGTTTGTTAAACGATTTTTGGAATCATAATAGAAGTAATAGTAAAGGCCCGTGTGCTCGTTCGACAGTCTTATCTGGGGAAAGACACGTGTTATAACAGGCTGAAACCACTCACCTGTTGCCTTTATATATTAACTTATATACTCCATTTGGCTTGGTAATTGCTTGCCAGAATCCTTAATAGGTGCAGCAAACTCTGTTACTCTTTTTGTATAGTATGTATATACTTGTTTACCCAGGTTTTCACCGAGGCCTTCCAAGATAACATCTTTAAGTGTAACATCGTGTATGTTGTACCATATTTTCTTTTGGTTATTCTCTGCATAGCTTACAATACACTTGCATATCAATACCCAATTACGAATCTTTTCGTAGTTCATACTTGCACCATGACATCTAAACTCGACGGTTGGCTTACCACTTGCTGTACTAAAGTTGTTGATGTTAATCCATCTGTATCTAGTACTTGCGTAATGGTCGTGTCTACATTTCTTGTTTCGATGCTTATCTAACTCAGACTCACCAGCATATATATACTTTCCAATTTGCTTGCGCCAATTTTGAAAGTTAATATCCTTACCAGCCCATGTAGGTATAAACTTACAGTACGTATTGTCTAAACGTGAAGGTGGCATCATTCTGAATATCTCGTCTTGAATTTTATATCCAAGCCTTAACAACATGATTGTAAACACTCTATTGAACTGGCCCCCGATATGTACATGCACTCCGCATCTTTGATTAATCTCATGGTCATCAGATATACTATTGCATATCTTCTTAAGATGAGCGTAACCATAGTCACCATGCAATACACCCGTTACATACTCAGGACCTGATGTAGAGCCGTCATACACAGCTTTGAGGTTTAAGCATTCGTAATCATACAAATTACCTCGAGATGTTTCTATCTCTACACCAAATGTATGTCGCATACCATTAGACATTGTGTAAGTAGGACTCCAATTACCGTATGTTTTACCTTGCGTTCTGTCTACTACACCATTTATAATTGCAGTACTACGGGCCATATTATCAAAATACTCGTTATCTTCATCACCGCAACTATCAAAAGAATGTGAATCGCTACGATACTCTTCACAACGGTCACACCAATAGCATCCATCATCTGAAGCTGTCTCACTGCAATAATAAATTACATTAGTGTCGTAACATTCTACATAGTCTTGTTCTCTAGAAAAATAGCCTTCATCTCCATTAGGTAAAATACCAAACATACAGATATCTGACTCTAACCAAGTAGCATCATATTCAGAATAGAAAAATACTGAACCCCTTATCCATTTTGCGTACATACATGACTCTACGTAACAAATCTTATGCTCATCTATAATACTTTGCATGTCTTTAACGCTAATAAGTTTTGGGTTTAATTGTCCCTCATCATTTAACGTATCTTTATGTACAAGAATACTTACTTCAGTACCGCATCGAGTTACAACTGCAACAGGTACTATATTACTTGTCTCTTCAGTTCTTTCTGCAAATTGTGTCACATCAAATGCAGAGTTCTCTTGTGCAGCAGTTACGCTTGCTATGATTTCGTTTTCTCCTGGCATAATTCTCTAATGTTTTTAAGTTTACGTATAACTTTATTTACATCCGATACTTCAGAAGAACGCTCTTTCAAAGCTTTGCAACTAACAAGCAACTCATCAACAAACTGTACGTCAGAAATGAAGATGAGATTCTTTTCAAGATTATACATAAAGAGGTAACTGATTAGCTTTAAGATTCTTTTCCCGTTCGTCTAACTTTGTCAACTCTGCATAAAGTTTACAAGATATTTCATACAAAGTATCCATGTCTTTACCACTCATATATCCTTCATTCTCAGAGGCTACGCCTTCAAGTAATTCGATTTGATTCATAAGCGATTGCACTTGTTTGCTTTCTTTGTGTTTCTCAGGAAATACTTCAAGAGCTTGAGATGGTGTTAGATAGTCGTCGTAATAATCATACCCTGCATCAACAAACGGTTCATCTGTTTCGCTAGGTTTACTATCTGTATCTCTATAGTCAGTCCAGTTAAGTTCTTTCTTATCTGGTTTAGCCACGTATGTAGTAGGTATATCTATTTGTGATATGATAATACCTTCATCTACAACAAGTAATTTCTCTGCTGGTACTTCACTGATAGACCAATCAGGCTGACATATTTCTTTTAAGCCTTCCTCTAATGATGAAAAGAATATACCTTCACCTGTGTTCATCATAAACATAGGGTTGTTACGACGGTATACATAAAGCTTGCCATCTCTTTCTGTCCACACTGCATTGATTGTACCACCATGTTCACCAAGAGTCTGATAGTCTTCAGTCTTTTCAAGCACATTATATATAGCCTTGCTGTCTACATCTGGTATTTCTACCTGGTACTTCTTGCACATCTCTTCGTAATTAGATAACACACCGTTATGGCATCCGATATACATACCGATAGCATAAGGGTGAGTGTTCTCAGCGGTCTTTACACCATGAGTTCCATACCGTGTATGGCCTACGAATAGAGATGTTTTGTTATGGTCTATACTCCTGAGTAAGCCTTTGCTTGTACCTACAGTCTTGTATAGCTTTCTGAATGTACCATTTTCTACATAGATACCTGTACTATGCCCACCTCTACTGTCGTTATCTTCAAGTAAGTGCATAGCTTTTAAGATATTTACACTCTTCCCAGAGTATGCTGCGATTCCACACATAATAATTAATGTTTAAGGTTAATTTAATTTTCGGTTGTTGTAAAATAGTCTCTTGATTTTATCTTGAGATTCTACGGTTAATCTATCTTCTACTATAAAAACATTTAACACATCAAGTTGAGCTGCGTAAATTGTAACAGCTGATTCACTTTGAACTACAATAGTATAGTTGTAAGGCTTATGTGATAAAGTTGATATGTAATCTTTACATATTTGTAAAGTGTTGTTCCAGTGCGTCATACTGTTCATCTGTTAGGTTATACAATTCTTTACACTGATTCCGTCGTATCTCATGCTTCATTTGAATGACGTTCTTATCGTCACGGTTAATGATGTATAGCATAAGCATTAATTCTGTTGCTGGCACGTGAATACTACCATCAAAAAGGGTAATATCAACAACGTCTGAGTTAGCGTCGTAACAGTACTCTATAGCACTTTCGTTGTAGCTAATAGAATCCTTAACTACATCTACTCTGTATAGAGAGCATGATTGTTCTGCATTTTTAAGTACACTTTCTGGAAAGCTGTACTCTGCATTTGTTGCATGATTGCAAAATAATATAGCATCACTACCCGTAGCCTGCGTATCAGGTTTGTATGCTCTGATACTCAAGCCGTTAGGTGTTGTGATTTCTATAATACCTAGTCCTATGTTTAGTTCCATTAGTATCTGCGTTCTTTAAAGAGTAGCAAGTCTTTATATAAGACATACCCAATTCTTAAAAATCCAGCTACTACTGCAAATAGTACTGAGTTAAACATCCCAACATAATAGAATATGTAACATACTCCTGCAATTGATGTCGTCAACGCAAGCGCTAACAGATACATCTTGATAAAATTCTTGTCCATCTTATTTAAAGTCTACGGTTATTAATCCTTTGTCTGTAATAGTAGCGGTAATAGTATTACTTAGGTTTACCACTAATGTTTTTGCCTTTACCACTGGCTTGTCTGTCTTTACTACTCTTGCTGGCCTTGCTTTTGTCTTTTGCAAGTTTATTTGTGCATTATATAAAGTGCCGTAGCTACTTTTGTATAACTTTGAGCGTGTTAACTTAATCAAAGGCGGTATGTCTTCAATTGTTTTAGGTATCATAGTCTTACCTTTTCTTGGGCTTAACATATAAATTGATTTGTGTTTACAAGTCTTTAACATCTGGTTAAATACCTGTGCTTTTGTTATTTTTGCCATCTTTTAGTTGGTTTTTAAATTTATTAACATGATTTACTATGTGCTCTGGCACATTTACTTTCTGGTACTCACAAATTTCTACTAAGTCTAACAACATTACATTGATAGATGTTTCGTTCTTTTTAAAACGTTGTATAGTCTTGTCATACTCTCTAAGCTGGGCTATAGCCATTTTGATTGCTACGTCTTTCATTTTTTATCTTAGTTTATACTACCAACTACACATATTATTGATGTAGTTTTCATTTTTACTTAATGCTTCTGAACAAGCCTCTCTAATTTCTTTATTCTCAATGGTAAAGGCTGTGTAAGTTCCGTATACTCCACCATAAGTGGCAAATTGTAATACCCCACTATTCTCTCTACAATACTTCTTAACTTCATTCTCTCTTTCACCAAAAAGAGATAGTGTGAAATTACTTTTATGCACTTGTCCGTATTTGTCTGTAGTGGTTTCTTTGTGCATTTGTACTAGCACATCTTTTATGAAATCTTTCATAAGCTTACTTGTTTTTAGGTTTAAATTAAATCTCCGTTTTCATTTTTTATCCCAGGTTATATTGAACGAAGGAATCTTATGAATGTCTGATAATACTAATGCGTCATCCCATTTTTCAGTTTCTCCATTGAAGTTTACAAATAGAAAGAACTTGTTACTGGTAGAGTTTATACAAGCCATGCCAGAGTCGTCCTCTATTATGTAGCATGTACCTAAACCTTCAAGCTCATCGTAATGAACCCATTCCCAACGTAAGTAATTATCTTTAGTATCCTCCATAGCAAACCACTCTCTACTTATAATAATAGTGGTATATTCTTGCTTAGAGCTTACTTCCTGATACTTTCCTAGTCGGTAGTCATAGTCCCAGTCTTTTGAATGTTTAGCCATGTAGTATTCCTGTGAGAAAGCTACACTACTCGTCATCATAACGAGTGATAAAATTAGTTTGTTCATTTGTTTTTAATTTAGTTGTTAATAATCTTCTGTTGTAAAAGCTGCTACGCATATTATAGCGAGAGCTAATGCTGTAATAGTTATTAGTGCATACATACTGATAGAATTACTGCGCATACTACCGCGCATGAT